GATTGGAGCGACGTGTGGCGAACCAGATGAAAAGAAAGAGGAGGTGTTGGAAAAAGGAAAGTGTGCATTCATTTAATTTCTAGACTAAAATCAAATGATCCTCGCTCCAGGAGCCATCACCATCCAGGCGTACGATAGCCAAGTCAAGATCAATAATGCCATCGAGAAGGACATTATTGATGTTGCAAACGCCAAGCCGTGTCCTTGTATTGGATACACGGAGCCGCCAGTGTACCAGTCGTCTATGAACAAATAAAGAGACCGAGTCGGGTGCGTAGCACCCGGGTCGCTATCGCGACCCGCCGCCTCTTAAAGAGTCCATGATTCCCATAATAATCACGCCCGCGACGAACGTCATGACGATATAATTACACTCGGTCTGAGACCCGAGTGGAGACCCCTTTGGGTACGTTGGTGGTGGGACATACGCCTTTGGCCTATAGTCCTTGTCATCGTCCCCAAATGGCGCATACGAAAGTGCCATCTGTACCTATTTAGTGTTTACAAAAAATTACAGGACCATCTCCTTCTTCTTGGCCTTTGGTCCACGCTTCTTCTTCTCATTCTCAAGCGCCACCTCGCGCGTGTTGGGGTCGCCCGTTCCGTCGTCGATACTTACGATGTCAGACACGGACTCGACCTCAGTCGAGCGGCCTGGGCGCGTCATCATCGATGGAGGAGGGCCCATCATGTTCATGAGGCTCCCAAAGTCCATTCCGGGACCACGCATATCACGGGGGCCCGATGGCGGGCTGGGGAAAGCACCCGCCTGCATCTGCGCCCCTCCTCCAGGCTGTGACCGCTGAACGGCATCCACCATGTTCTGCATCAGGCCCGGGTTCTGCTTCATCACCTGTGTCACGTTCGGCACGGCCGCCTTGAACATACTGTTGGTCAGGTGGAACATCATGGCGGATCCACCGACCATCATAATCAGCTTGACCTCTGGTGCCACCTGGACCTTCGTCTTGTACTTGTTATAGAGCTCCTCGAAGACCCCGTCATAGTCTTCGACATTCTCCATCATGTTCTGGGACCATCCATTCAGTTCCAGGTCAAACGGATCGAATTTGTCATTTAGAAACTCCAGGCCCGTCACACAGGCGACGAGCATACGACGCTGGAACTTGATGGACCGGTCCACCTCGATACCGTACGTGATACGCTTGTACTCCGTGCGAATCTCCTCAATGTCACTGTAGATGTTCAGGCGAGCACTCGACTTGAACCCCTTTTGCTTCAGGCGCTCAATCTTGTTCAGGAGGTCGGCCTTCTCGTCCTCGATCGTCTTGTACCCGTCACTGGGGACCTGTTGGGCCTGCGACTCGCCACCGGGGGCGAACCCGTCACCACCCTCCTCCCCCCCGTACTCATCCTCACCACCATCAAACTCCTCAACAGGCGGAGGGGCCGGGGCCGACCTCTTCCCTGGGTTCATAAACATGTCCATGCCGTCGTCCACGGCTTGGGTCTGTGCGACCGGCGGCCCAGGAGCACGCTTGGCAAAAGGACTCGGCCGAGACGCCTTGGGCTTGATGGGAATCCTGCGCTCAGGAGGAACGATAGAAATTTCGTCCAAAATTGCCGCCTCGTCATCATTCATCTTCATCGTACGACCCTCACCCGTATCAAACGTAAACTCCATCTATGAAAACTTTGGAGAAAAGTGATTCGTGTCTTTAACGCGCCCGAAAAAAATATCCATAAAAATCAAATGGCATTCAAGGTTGGCAAGATGATGGTCCATGCTGTGATCATTGGTCTGCTCGTGGCGATTCTGTACCTGCTGGTCCAGGGCCGAGGAAGCTCGTACGAGCCGTACCCCCTGACCACCACCGCGGGTGCTGCCGCCTCAGGCGCCCCCAAGAGCATCTTCGACCTGAAGGTCGGTCTGGACTGTGTCGCCGGCCCAGGGAAGGATGCGGACTACTACAGCCAGGGCCTGAACCCCGGAGGTCTGTGCGGCGGCTCCGCCTACGTGCGTGATCAGGAGCGGGACTACGTGATTACCGACGGCATCGGCGGGTCTCTGCTGGAGAAGTAGAGACCGAGGGCGGCGTAGCTGGTCTCGTGATCCACCCTCTTGAAAAACTCTTAGTGTACAGTAATGAGTACTGATTGTGAAAAGTACGAGACGTACACCCTAAAAATCGATACGAAATTCGCTCCCTCGAGCAATTCGTTCATCGCGTACTTCAACTTCCCCCTTCGCAATATCGTCAAGGCGGAAGTTCTGAGTGCAAGCATTTCAGCAAACACGTCCACGTCAAACGTGTTGTACGTGTACTGCATGGAACTCGACTCTAGGTTCAACGACCGTCTCGATATCCAGACGGCCGTCACGTCGTTCAGTAACGCGAGCCCGACGTCCAATGTGGGCCCAAACATGAATGGAACCATCTCGAACCTCAATCAGCTCAGAAATGCCCTCGTGTGTTGGCCCGCAGAGCAGGTGAACCTTCGGAGCGTATTCACAAAGAGTGGATACTGGGACGCATCCACAGAGTACATTGAACCCATTCGCCAGGTGCAACAGTTGACAATGTCTCTGTACAACGAGTCTGGGGGGTCGTTGGTGGTTGGCGGCCCGACGTTTCTGAACCTCCGTCTCACGTGCGCCAAGCCAAACAGGTGTCTGTATTGAATTTTGCGAGAAACTAATGTTCCCTTGTACCAGAGATGGACTACGTCGTATACGTAGACTCCAACAACCGTGACGCGAGTTTGTTCCCCAACTCCAACTCATATACTTTGTATCTGTCGACCCCTATCCATAACATTTCACGGGTGGAGGTCCTGTCGGCCATGTTGCCGAACGTCTACAGTTCACAGTATCTGACCCTCGATATCGTCGAGCTTCGTTCGACCCAGACCCTCGTGGCCTCGGCTCTGACCCTTTCTGGAAAGTCCAACACCGCCGTCACAAACTCGAACGCGTACTCGGGTGCCTTTGCCTTTGTGCCTATCAAGGCGGCTACTGCCCTGGCGTCAAACGCCTCAACCTTTTCAAACACGAGTTTCGTGTACAATAACGAATTTTACTCTCAAAATTACAAGATTGCGACCGAATACCCGTCGCGTATTGATAGTATCGACCGTCTCACAATAAACTGGCGTAACGCTGGGAACGGCTCTTTGTTTTATGATTCGGTTCTTACACGCGACCTTGGGCGGAACATGTTCATTTTGCGTTTCGAGACCATCCCCGTCCCAGAAGAGCCCGAGCGTCCAGAGAGTCTCCCCGCGCCCGTTTCATGGAAAGACCCAGACGACACGAGAAAGCTCTACGTCATACTCGGTATTGCACTTCTCGGCCTCTTGGTTGTTCTATTTGCCCGTCCCCGAAAGTAAATATTAACTCTTACTAGAGATGTGCGATAGCATAACAAATGGTTACGCTGTTTTTGGAGGAGGAGGAGGAGGGGCAACGACAGTCAACATCAACTCCTGTCAGCCACCCATACCCCCCATGATCTATATTTCCAATGGAAATGCACTCAACACATTTTATGGTCTTTCTGCGTCAAATCTGTACAGTGTAAATTCGTTTACGGGAAACCTGACGGTATATGACAATCTAACTATAAATGGAAACATCACAGGTAACGTCGTGAATGTCACAACTCTAAACGTCTTGAGTATAACCAGCTCCGGATACTATGGAAACGCATCAGGATTAAGTAACATTAATGCGTCAAACCTCAGTGGTTCTGCAAACCTGACGAATCTATATGTTCAAAATTCCGTGACGACACCAAATCTCACGGCGGGGGGTTACGTTGTAACCCCCCTGGCGAACGTGGGAACACTCAACGTCGGGCAGATTTCCAATCTGTCCTCCCTCACGACCAACCTTGTGGCAACAACTGCCAACGTGGGTACTCTCAACGTTCTTAGTATTTCAAACTTGGCAAGCCTCACGACCAATCTCATAGCCTCCGTCGCGAACGTAGGAACACTCAACGTCGGACAGATTTCCAATCTGTCCTCCCTCACGACCAATCTCACAGCCTCTGTGGCAAATGTAGGCACTCTGAACGTCGGGCAGATTTCCAATCTGTCCTCCCTCACCACCAACCTTGTGGCAACAACTGCCAACGTGGGTACTCTCAACGTCGGGCAGATTTCCAATCTGTCCTCCCTCACCACGAACCTCACGGCGACCACGGCCAATGTGGGAACCTTGAATGTTGGTACAATTTCAAACTTGAATTCCTTGACAACGAACCTCACAGCTTCAGTGGCCAACGTAGGAACACTCAACGTCATCTCAATTTCTAACCTCGCATCTTTGACAACGAACCTCACAGCATCCGTGGCGAATGTAGGAACACTCAACGTCGGGCGGATTTCCAATCTGTCCTCCCTCACCACGAACCTCACAGCCTCCGTGGCGAACGTAGGAACACTCAACGTTCTCTCAATTTCCAACCTCGCATCTTTGACGACCAATCTCGTGGCAACAACTGCGAATGTGGGAACCTTGAATGTTGGTACAATTTCAAACTTGAATTCACTGACCACCAATCTCATAGCCTCGGTCGCAAACGTCACAACTCTGAACGTCGTGTCTGAGACTGTCACGAGCCTTGTGGCCGCCACATCCAATGTAGGGACTCTCAACGTGATCACAATTTCAAACTTGAATTCACTGACCACAAACCTCACGGCGACCACGGCCAATGTAGGGACTCTCAACGTGATCACAATTTCAAACTTGAATTCGTTGACCACGAACTTGATCGCCTCTTTGGCGAATGTTGGAACTCTCAACGTGGCGAGTCTCACATTAGCATCGATTACTGCTTCCACTGCAAATGTAGGAACACTCAACGTTCTCTCAATTTCCAACCTCGCATCTTTGACGACAAACATCACGGCGGGGGGTTACGTTGTAACCCCCCTGGCCAACGTGGGAACCCTGAACGTCATTTCAATTTCAAACTTGAATTCCTTGACAACGAATCTCACTGCTTCGGTCGCGAACGTCACGACCCTCAATGTCGGGTCCGAAACCGTCACGAGCCTTGGAGCGGTCACGGCCAACGTGGGGACCCTGAACGTCATCTCAATTTCAAACTTAAATTCATTGACAACGAACCTCGTCGCCTCTTTGGCGAATGTCGTCACACTGAACGCATCATCGGGATACATAGCGAACATTTATACGTCCAACATATCAGGATTCCAGACGACACAATGGAACGGGGTGGCGGGAGGTCCCATTACGTACGCACCATATGTGGGTATAGGTTCGACCGCCATTCCATCGGCTAATTTACAAGTCACTGGAAACGTGTATGCGTCCAATGCAGTGAGTGCCCCGACCATCATAGGAACGAACATTATAGGGGGCACGTACTACGGATCTATTCAGGGATCGAACCTTATTTCTTCGTTATCAGTCTCTACAGGTTTCGTTACAGCAAGCGCAAGTGTTTCAGCCCCGACTCTGTACGGCGCCTTGGCGGGGGCGAACACCGTATCAGCGAGCACCATCACGGCGGGTACGAGCGTTTCCGCTCCGACTCTGTACGGTGCACTTGCAGGGTCAAACACCGTTTCGGCGAGTACGGTCACGGCGGATACGAGCGTTTCGGCCCCGACTCTGTACGGTACATTAGCAGGGGCGAACACGATAAGCGGAACTACAGTATCGGCACAGACAGTCTACGGAAATCTCATCGCAACAATTGCATATGTCACGACCGGCAACCTAGATACCCTGAACGTTCAGGGAACATCGATTTTAAACGTTTTGAACGTTACGAGTGTGGTCGGTCAAGCATATTTTGGGAACGGTGCGGGCCTATCGAACCTGAACGCCTCGAACCTCTCCTTTGGTGTTGTTTCAAGTGCGCTCATTTACGGGAACACCCTGAGTAACATTCAAGCCTCGAACATCTCAGGTCTCGTGACCGTGACGGGGAACACGCTCAGCAACCTGAACGCCTCGAACCTCTCCTTTGGTGTTGTTTCAAG